CAATAATCTGCACAACCGACCACTTCCAATAGAAACTACGTAAACATTTGACAACTAATTAAGGCATATTTTTCCCAAGCTTTGCTTCAGCCATTTCTGGCGAACCCACCCCCTTCCTTTTCCAATTCAACATGGCCGGGGGGTATATATTTTTTCGTGGGGTTTTTGATGCAGCGCAGCATCACGGGGGAATAATTCGGACTTGGCGTTGCAAGAATCAAGTTAGCGTTGCAGGAATCAAAATTCGGACTTGTGCCCTTTTTAATACGTGGTATATTCGGCACACCGACAGTTACAGGCACCAAAATGCCAATTGTTGCAACGCCCGAATCTGGTATACCACTGCCGTTTGATACTACGCCGGAAGAGCTAAACGACTTCCGTGCCAAGGCCCATGCTCTCTTTGAGACGCTAAAGGCTATCGACACCCCCATCGAAATTACGGACTCCGACCGGTTGGAATCCCACCGGATAATGGCGGCACAGGAGCTTCCCAGTTCCAATCGGAACATTACCTCGGGCACGATTGCCAATCTGGAAGCGCTCCTCACGGAGTGGGATTACGAAGTTCTGGATGTCCACCGCAGGCTGCGAAATTACGTCACAAACCGGCTGATCGTCGAAACCAACGACGAGGATCCAAAGATCCGCCTAAAGGCGCTGGAACTGCTGGGCAAGACGACGGGCGTTAATTCCTTCTCCGACCGGGTCGATATCAGCGTCACCCACCGCAGCGTCTCGGACATCGAGGCCGAGCTTAAGAAGACTCTTGAGCTTTATACGGACTATGCAGTCGTAGGTGAGGAAGACGTGGCCCCTGCCAAGGGTGGTGCAACCATTGCATCGCTAGATGTGGATATGGCGCTCGGGATAGACGATGGATCTTAACGTCCTGCTGGAAGCCGAAAAGCGCCTGCATACTATGCCCCCTGCCGTGCAGCAGAAGGTGGGGCAACTAATCGCCGAAGCCCGCAGGGTAACCACCAGAAATCTGGCTCAGAACGATTTCATGGCCTACGTAAAATACGTTTGGCCGAACTTTATCCACGGCAGGCACCACGAGAAGATGGCGCGGGCGTTTGAGCGGGTGGCTTGTGGCGAGGTCAAGCGACTCATTATTAATATGCCTCCCCGACACACTAAGTCGGAGTTTGCGTCCTACCTGCTCCCGAGTTGGTTCCTAGGCAAGTACCCGCAGAAGAAGATTATCCAGACCTCGCATACCGCAGAGCTTGCGGTCGGGTTTGGTCGTAAGGTCCGTAACTTGGTGGACTCGGACCGCTACAAGGACATTTTTCCGGACACCGAGCTTCAGTCGGACTCCAAGGCGGCGGGACGTTGGAATACCAACAGCGCGGGTGAGTACTTCGCTATCGGTGTCGGTGGTGCCGTGACCGGTAAGGGCGCTGACCTCCTTATTATTGACGACCCGCACTCCGAGCAGGAGGCCACGCTCGCGGAAGTTAATCCCGAGGTCTACGACAAGACTTACGAGTGGTACACATCCGGTCCTCGGCAGCGTCTGCAGCCGGGCGGAGCCATCGTCATAGTCATGACGCGCTGGTCCAAGAAGGACTTGACTGGTCAGGTTCTTAAGTCCGCCGTCCAGAGGTCCGGGGAAGAGTGGGAAGTTATTGAATTTCCAGCAATTTTGCCGTCTGGCAAGTCGCTATGGCCCGAGTTTTGGGACATTAAGGAGCTAGAAACCCTTAAAAATGAGCTTCCCAACTCTAAATGGCAGGCGCAGTACCAGCAGCAGCCCACTTCGGACGTGTCTGCCATCATTAAACGTGACTGGTGGCAGGTCTGGGACAGTGATACGCCGCCGTTTTGCGAGTTTTTGATCCAATCTTGGGATACGGCGTTCCTAAAATCAGAACGAGCGGACTATTCCGCCTGTACGACGTGGGGTGTCTTCCAATATCCCGACGATACGGGCAAAAATCAGACAAATATCATCCTCCTGAACGCCTTCAAGGACCGCATGGAGTTCCCCGAGCTTAAAATGCGGGCGTTCGAGGAATATAAAGAGTGGAATCCAGACGCCCTGATCGTGGAAGCCAAGGCAGCGGGTAGCCCCCTTATTTTTGAGCTTCGTGCTATGGGTATTCCAGTGCAGGAATTTACCCCCTCTAGGGGTAATGATAAAATCGCGCGCTTAAACTCCGTAGCTGATATCTTTGCGTCGGGGCGTGTGTGGGTTCCCAATACCAACTGGGCCGAAGAGTTGGTTGAAGAGGTGGCTAGCTTTCCGTCTGGCGAACATGACGACCTAGTTGACTCGATGACCCAAGCCCTTATGCGATATCGGCGTGGTGGGTTTATTCGCCTTGAGTCCGACGAACCAGATGAAATAAAGCAATTTAAGTCCAAGCGAGCGGTGGGGTACTACTAATGTCAGCTAATATGGATAAAGGTCTTTACGCTGCCCCGCAGGGGATGGAGAGCCTCGCTCAGGACGAGGAGCCGATCAGCATCGAGATCGTTGATCCGGAAGAAGTCAATATCTCCGGCCCCGGCTTTGAAATGCACATGGAGAAGGACGGCAACAGCGAGGAGTTCGACAAGAACCTTGCTGAAGAAATCGACGAGCGTGAGCTTGCTTCGCTGGCTGCAGATCTGCTTGGCGATTATGACTCGGATATTGGCTCGCGTAAGGACTGGCTGGTTGCATACGTCGATGGCCTGAAACTCCTTGGTCTTAAGTACGAGGAGCGCACCGAGCCGTGGCCGGGTGCCTGTGGTGTGAACCATCCGCTGCTGATGGAGAGCGCGGTCAAGTTCCAGTCCGAGACGATCATGGAGACGTTCCCGGCGGCAGGTCCGGTCAAGGCCAAGATCATCGGCAAGGAAACGACCGAGAAGAAGGACGCGGCTGTGCGCGTCACGGACGATATGAACTTCCAGCTTACCGAGGTGATGCGTGAGTATCGCCCGGAGCATGAGCGCATGCTCATCAGCCTGTGCCTGTCAGGTAATGCGTTTAAGAAGGTCTACTTTGACCCGGCGCTCAACCGCCAGACGGCTGTGTTTATTCCGGCAGAAGACCTCGTGGTGCCGTACGGTGCCCAGAGCCTTGAGTCCGCCGAGCGTGTTACGCACCGCATGCGTAAGACCAAGAACGAGCTGCGCCGCCTGCAGGTGGCTGGCTTCTATCGGGACATTGATCTTGGCGAACCGGTGCGGGTGCTTGATGAAGTTGAGAAGCAAAAGGCTACGGAACAGGGCTTCTCGGCGGCGGTGGATGATCGCTATCAAGTCCTAGAAATGCATGTAAACCTCGACCTGCCGGGCTACGAGGATGAGGACGATAAGGGCCACCCGACGCGCATTGCACTGCCGTACGTGGTTACGATTGAGAAGGGCACCCAGACGATCCTTGCGATCCGTCGCAACTGGCTGGAGGATGATCGGCTTAAGCTGCGTCGCCAGCACTTTGTACATTACGGGTACATCCCCGGCTTTGGTTTCTACTACTTTGGCCTGATTCATCTTATCGGTGGGCATTCCAAGACGGCTACTTCGCTGCTTCGCCAGCTTGTGGACGCCGGTACCCTTGCCAACCTTCCGGGCGGCTTGAAGTCTCGCGGGCTTCGCATCAAGGGAGACGACACCCCGATTGCTCCGGGCGAATTCCGCGATGTTGACTTGCCCAGTGGCGCGATCCGCGACAACATCCTGCCGCTTCCGTACAAGGAGCCGAGCCAGACGCTGGCCGCTCTTATGGATAAGGTGGTCGAGGAAGGCCGCAGGTTCGCCGCCGTGTCGGACCTTAACGTGTCGGATATGTCGGCGCAGGCACCGGTCGGCACGACACTTGCGATCCTTGAGCGCGTGCTTAAGGTGATGTCGGCTGTTCAGGCCCGCATCCACTTTGCGATGAAGCAGGAGTTCAAGCTCCTTGCGGCCATTATTCGGGATAACACTCCAGAAGAATATTCGTACGAGCCGGAAATTGGCACCAAATCTGCCAAGCGTTCGGACTACGATCAAGTAGACGTGCTGCCGGTTTCGGATCCCAACGCCGCCACCATGTCGCAACGGGTCGTTCTGTATCAGGCGGTTCTGCAGCTTTCCCAAACTGCTCCCCAGATCTACGACCTGCCTTTCCTCCACCGGCAGATGATCGAGACTCTCGGTGTCAAAAACGCCGCCAAGATCATTCCGATGCAGGACGATTTGAAGCCGGTCGATCCGGTCTCCGAGAACATGGCACTCATGATGGGTAAGCCCGTGAAGGCGTTCCTTTCGCAGGACCACGACGCCCATATTGCCGTGCATATGATGATGCTGCAGGATCCGAAGATCGCAGCTACTTTGGGACAAAACCCACAGGCGCAGGCGCTTATCGCAGCTACCCATGCCCACATCATGGAGCATACGGCGTTCCAGTTCCGTGCCGGCATCGAGAAGATGTTGGGTGCGGCGCTCCCCCCGCCGCCGGATTCGCAGAAGGACGAGAACTACCTTCCGCCGGATATCGAGGTCCAGTTGTCCCAGCTTGCCGCTCAGGCTGCCGCAAAGCTCCTCCAGAAGGACCAAGCCGAGGCCCAGATGCAGCAGGCTCAGCAGCAGATGCAGGATCCCGTCGTCCAGATGCAGATGCAGGACTTGCAGATCAAGCAGGCCGAAGTGCAGCGCAAGCAGCAGAAGGATCAGGCCGATATCCAGCTTCGCCAGCAGGACTTGCAGCTTAAGGCCCAGAAGACAATGCTCGATGCGGCTGCAAAGGACGACCAGACCGAACTTCGCATCCGGGAACTCGATGCCCATCAGAAGTCCGAGGGCATGCGGATGGGTACGGAAATCCGTAAACACCAAGCCCAACTTGCTGCTCAGCAGCAGTCTGAAGGACTCCGAATCGGAGTCGATATCGCCAAGCACAAGGCTGACTTGGCGCACGAAAATCATGGTCGCCGTATCGACGTTGCCAAGCACAACTCAAAAATGTCACACGATACGTTCCGCCATATGAATCCGCCCGATACGGGTGTTTCTAAGACCGAGGAGTAAATGCAAAATCAAACTGCGCTCGAATACCTGTCGCAAAAGGTAGAAGAGCAGCGCGCCGTGGTAGTGAACAGTATTCTGGGCGGAAACATTTCCGATTACGAATACCGCAGATTGGTTGGAGTCATTCAGGGTCTTGACTTCGGCACACAGCTTATTAATGACCTTGCCAAACGACTGGAGACAGACGCAGATGAGTGATATTGACATCCTCGCTACCAAGGCTGAAAAGAAGGCCAAGCAACTTCCGGAGCCGAAGGGCTACCGCCTGCTGTGCATGGTGCCGAAGATCGAAGAAGAGTATGCCAGCGGCCTTATTAAGGCCGACGAGACCAAGAAGGTCGAAGAGCAAACTACGGTCATCCTCTTTGTCGCCAAGATGGGCGACATGGCCTATAGCGATAAAGATCGTTTCCCAACTGGTCCGTGGTGCAAGGAAGGGGATTTTGTCCTCGTCCGTCCGTACTCGGGTACTCGCCTGAAACTGTATGGCACCGAATGGCGTGTCATTAATGACGACATGGTCGAGGCAGTTGTGGAAGATCCCCGTGGCTTGAGCCGCGCATAAGGAGCAAATAATGGCTGATCAAGAAGAATTTAAGTTTCCCGACGAGACCCCGGAGGCCGCGCCGGAAGACAAGCTGGAGATTGAAGTCGTTGACGATACGCCGGAACAGGATCGTGGCCGTGCCCCGATGCCAAAGGAAATCGTCAAGGAGCTTGAGGAAGACGACCTAGACGAGTATTCCGAAAAGGTCAAGAAGCGCCTCGGGCAGATGAAGAAGGTATGGCATGACGAGCGGCGCGAGAAAGAGCGAGAGGCCCGTGAAAAGGCCGAAGCCCTTCGGTATGCCCAGCAGGTTGCCGAGGAAAACAAGCAGCTTAAGCAAAGGCTCGGGCAGGGCCATAAGGTTCTGCTTAACGAGGTTACCAAGGCCGCAACTAATGAATATGCGGTTGCCAAAGAGAAGCTTAAGCAGGCTTATGAATCTGGCAGCGCCGATCAGATTGCGGATGCTCAGGAAGCCTTAACGGATGCAAAAATCCGGATTAAGGAGTACGAACGCTATAAACCCTCTTTACAGGAGGAAGATTATAGTGTACAACCGCCAAAACTGGCCGAGCCGCCCAAATCGGTATCCGACCCCAAGGCAGAAGCTTGGAGGGAAAAGAATACTTGGTTTGGTGCTAATAAGGGCATGACTGCCTTTGCGCTTGGCCTGCACGAAGAACTTGTCGAGTCTGGGTTTGACCCGCGATCCGATGAGTATTATGCACGGGTTAATTCGACTATGAGGAAGCGATTCCCCGATTATTTCGAGGATGACCAACCTCAAACCACGGAGAAGGAAGAGAAGCCGGCTCCGCGCACAAAAGCAGCTAACGTGGTAGCTCCCGTTACCCGGTCAACGGCACCCCGACAGGTGCGGCTGACATCAACGCAGGTGGCCCTTGCCAAGCGTCTTGGCATTACACCGGAAGCGTATGCAAAAGAACTTATGAAACAGGAGAATCGCTAATGGCTGAAAATAATCGTCTTGCCCGTGAATTGGAAAATCGGGAAACCGCAAAGCGCGTCCAGACTTGGAAGCAGCCCGAAACTCTGCCGGCCCCTACGCCGCAGCCGGGTTGGGTCTTCCGTTGGATTAGAACGAGCATGGTCGGCCAACAGGATCCGACTAATGTTTCCGCAAAGTTCCGCGAGGGTTGGGCACCGGTAAAGGCCGAGGACCATCCCGAGCTTATGTATATGGCTGATCCCAATACTCGCTTTAAGGGCAATGTTGAGATTGGCGGACTGTTGCTCTGCAAGGCTCCGGAAGAGATTATGAAGCAGCGCGAGGAGTATTACTCCAAGCAAGCTAAGAGTCAGATCGAGTCTGTGGACAACAATTTCTTGCGTCAGAATGATGCGCGTATGCCGCTCTTTAGTGAGAAGCGCAGCACGTCTTCGTTCGGTCGCGGTACCAAATAACTTTTAGGAGACTTTAATGTCTAATGTCGCTACGCCTTATGGGCTGCGTCCGATCAACCTGATCGGTGGTCAGCCTTTCGCGGGCCAGTTCCGCGAGTACAAGGTGGCGTCGAACAACTCGGCTGCCATCTTCAATGGTGACGTTATCGCTCTGACGAGCGCTGGCGTTCCGTATGCTCTTACCTCGACCCCGACTGCCACGGCGATCACGGCTGCAACGCCGACCGCTACGCTGGTTAGCCCGGCTGGTATCGTTGGTATTTGCGTTGGTGTTCGTTATGTCAGCCCTGCTACCAAGCAGCCGCTGTACGGCCAGTTCCTCCCGGCGAATGCTGTGACGGCTGGTTACACGGACATCTACGTGCGTGTTGTTGATGATCCGGATGCGCTGTTCCAGATTCAGGGTTCGGCTGCGCTCGGCACGTTCAACAGCGGCACGGCTGGTTCGGGTTGGCCGGGTGCGGTTGGCAAGAACGCCGCTCTGGGCAATTTCTCGGCTGGTAGCACGACCTCGGGCAACTCGGCTGTCAATCTCGTGATTGGCGCTAACGGTGGCTCGCTGGCTACGACTGCTACGCTTGCGATGCGTATTGTGGATATCGTGGAAGGCACCGAGGGTGACTCCTATCCGGAGTTCATCGTCAAGTTCAACCACGGCGTTCACTCGTACTACGTCCCGCAGGGCGTTTAATAGGGGAGTAATGTAAATGGCTATTTCTCGTTCGCAACTTCTGAAGGAGCTGCTCCCCGGTCTGAACGCGCTGTTCGGCATGGAGTACGCCCGTTATGGTGAAGAGCACAAGGAAATCTACGAGACTGAGAGTTCCGAGCGTTCTTTTGAAGAGGAGACCAAGCTGTCGGGCTTTGCTGCCGCCCCCGTGAAGAACGAAGGCGCTGCTATTGCTTATGACAACGCGCAGGAAGCTTGGACTGCTCGCTACAACCACGAGACGATTGCTCTCGGCTTCTCCATCACGGAAGAGGCTGTTGAGGACAATCTGTATGACTCGCTCTCGTCGCGCTACACGAAGGCTCTGGCCCGCGCTATGGCGTACACGAAGCAGGTCAAGGCTGCCTCGATCCTGAACAACGGCTTTAACGCTGCCTATACGGGCGGTGACAACCAGCCGCTGTACAGCACGTCGCATCCGCTGGTCTCGGGTGGCACCAACAGCAACACGTTCTCGACTCAGGCCGACCTGAACGAAACCTCGCTTGAAGCGGCGGTTATTCAGATTGCTGCTTGGACCGACGAGCGTGGTCTGCTGATTGCTGCCAAGCCGCGTAAGCTCATCGTCCCGCCGAGCCTGATGTTCGTTGCTAAGCGTCTGCTGGACACGGAACTGCGTGTTGGCACGACGGACAACGACATCAACGCTCTGAAGGCGATGGGTTCGATTCCGGAAGGCTATTCGGTTAATCACTTCCTCACGGACAACAACGCGTGGTTCCTGATGACCGATGTGCCGAATGGTCTGAAGCACTTCGTGCGTACGCCGCTGGCGCAGTCAATGGACGGTGATTTCGATACCGGAAACGTGCGTTATAAGGCCCGCGAGCGTTATTCGTTCGGCTGGTCGGATCCGCTCGGTACTTTCGGTTCGTCCGGTTCGACCTAATAAATCAGGCACTTAGCTGATTTGGGAAGGGGGCTTCGGCCCCCTTTCTTTTTGTCTTGTATTATTTGTTGAATAATGGGCCGTTACCTGTATCTAAGTCCAAAAGGCTCGTTGACACCCAGTATTAAGGGGTGTATATAGGTTATAGCTAGGAAAATACCAGCCGTACCAGCTACCTAGAGACGACGCACCGATGGTACGGCGACTTGTGCGTTAAGGAGATTATTATGGGTGTTGCATCTCATCTTGGCCCTTGGCTGCTGGGCACTGTCAAGAATACGACGGGTACCACGGCGGGTCTGGTTCGTAATATGGGCGCTACGGTTGTCACGCAGTCGGTCGCGGTTGTCCCGAGTTCGGCTGTTACCGTGATGATTCCGGCGGGTTCGCTGATTCAGAGCGTTGCCACTTACATGACTACGGGCGCTGCGGGCACCCCGAACGTGACGGTCGGCGGCACCATTATTGGTACCCTTTCTACGGCTGCGGGCCTGAACTCGCTGTCGGTCACGGCTGCTAACGTCGGCACCATGCTGAATGTCGGCTCGACCGATGCCCAGCTTAGCTACACGGCGACGGCTGCTTCGGCTGGTACTCTGGTTGTTACTTATGTTGTCCGTAACTCGGACGGCACGACGGCTGGCAACCCGTAATTAAATAAGGGACCGCCATAATGCAAACAGATGTTAAATCCGTAACCGTATCCGGTACGGGCGCATTGGGCGTTGGCGGTACCCGTACTCGTTTGAAGGGTGTTTACTACGCTACTACTACTGGCGGCACTGTTGCGGTCGCAGAAGGTAATGGCGGTACCACGCTCCTTACGTTTACGGTGCCGGTTGGCGCTAATTATTTTCTTATCCCCGGCGAAGGCATCCTGTACCGCAGTGATCCGTATGTGACTTTCACTACGACTGTCGGTTCGGTGACGTTTTTCTATGGCTAAGTCTCCTGCGTGGCAGCGTAAGGAGGGGAAGAACCCGGCTGGCGGCTTGAATGCCAAGGGTCGGGCTTCCTACAACAAGGCTAACCCCGGCAAGCCCGGACTCAAACGTCCCCAACCTGAAGGGGGCGCTCGCCGTGACTCATTCTGTGCCCGAATGAAGGGTATGAAGAAGAAACTCACTAGCGAGAAGACGGCTAAGGATCCTAATAGCCGTATCAACAAGTCCCTACGGGCGTGGAACTGCTGATGAAAGACGACCACGCCCAAGCAGTCAAAGCTGCCGCTGACGCGGTCTCTGCCGCATTTACCATTGGTGCCCTGCTTGATCTTCTCCCGGCTATTGCTGCTGGGCTGTCGATCATTTGGTACTGCATGCGTATTTGGGAGCACGTAGCCCGTAAAATTAAACTCTGGCGAGAGCGTGAAAAAGGTGGCGGAGAATCGTGAACGCCGTAAAGCATATTGTCGAGAGTATTATCGAAAAAATCGCGCTGCTATGGATGCGCGTATGGAGCGGTGGAGGAGCGAGAAAAGGTTAGAGTTTATCGCCCAGTTGGGAGGTAAATGCGTTCATTGCGGTGAAAAGAACCCGATAGTCCTAGACTTCGATCATATTCACAACGATGGCGCAGAGCACAGGCGGAACACCGGGGGTGTTGCAATAGTTCGCTACCTTTCAAAACATGGCGTAAACCCGGAACAATTCCAACTCCTCTGTAAGAACTGCAACTGGATTAAAGAATACAAGAGACGCAAAGATGCCCTCCCAAAGCAAGAAACAACACAACCTGATGGCAATGGTGGCACACGATCCAAGCGCCGCAAAGCGGCTGGGGATTCCCCAGTCTGTCGGTAAGGACTACGTGGCTGCAGATAAGGGTCGTAAATTTAATAAAGGTGGTAACGTGAAGAAAGAGATGAAGGCGGCTGGCATTTTTGCCAAGGCCGGTGAGAAGAAGCTGGCCGCGCACGAGCGCCGTGAAGCTGCGGGTAAGGAGAAGGACACTCCGGCGATTGCCAAGAAGGAGATGTCGGTCTTGCGTAAGGCCAAGGCTCCCAAGGATGTGATGGACTATGAGCGCAAGGAACATGCCGAGATGGGCATGAAGAAGGGCGGCAAGGTCAAGAAGTACGCTCGCGGTGGTGGCATCGAGTCGCGTGGCAAGACCCGTGGGAGGAGGTGCTAATGGTCAAGAAGCGAAAGTTTGCTGAGGGTGGCAGCCCGGACATGGAAATGGCCGATGATCTTGCCAATGAGTCGTTTAGCGCCGCGTTTAAGCGCAACCGCGAAGGTGGTAATAAGACGTTTGAATGGCGTGGAAAGAAGTACACGACTGATGTAGCGAAGCCGAAGGCCAAGGGTTCTTATAGCGAGGACTATGCTAAGGCCAAGGAAGCTAGCGATAAGCGAAAGGCGCAGAAGTCGGCGGATGTCGCAGCCGCCAAGACCAAGGCTGATGCATATAGCGCACAACTTGCCCGCGAATCCGCTGCCCGCTCAAATCCGTATGGCTACGCCAGTATGTACAAGAAGGGCGGCAAGGTTAAGAAGTACGCCGAAGGCGGTAATGTGAATTACAGCGAGAACGAGACCACTCGCATGCGGACGGCTACCCCGGACAACCTGAAGCGCCTGCAGGATCGTGCCCGCAGAATGGGTGCTAGCGAGGCTTCGATTGACCGAGCCACTAGGGGCGTGGTGCCTAAGTTTGCTCGTGGCGGCGGTATCGAGTCGCGTGGCAAGACCCGTGGTACTACGGTCAAAATGGCTCGCGGTGGCGGCATCGAGTCGCGTGGCAAGACCAAGGGACGCTTCGTGTGAGAGCCTCTCGCGGAATGGGCGCTATTAGCCCCAGGAAAGTACCCCGTGCGATCCGGCGCGGGGACAACAAGCCTGTGATTGGTACGGGAAAGCCTATTCGTACGTTTGCGAAGGGTGGGCTTTACGAGAATATCAATAAGAAGCGGGCGCGTATTGCTGCAGGTTCTGGCGAGAAGATGAGGAAGCCGGGTACTGCTGGTGCCCCTACTGCAAAGGCTTTTAAACAATCCGCAAAGACTGCGAGAAGGTAAATGGCCTACAAGACCACAGATACTACGGCGTTCAACCTAAACCTTAACGATATTGTCGAAGAGGCGTTCGAGAGGTGCGGCGCGGAACTGCGGTCCGGATATGACTTGCGTACTGCGCGGCGGTCCCTAAACTTATTGTTGCTTGATTGGGCGAATCGTGGCGTTAATATGTGGACCATCGAGCAGGGCAGCCAAGTCCTGACCGCCGGCACCGCTACGTACGAATTGCCCGACGATACAGTCGATTTGCTTGATCATGTCATCCGCACGGGTACTGGTCAGAACCAGATTGACATTAACATTAGCCGTATTTCAGTGAGTACTTATGCCCAAATCCCAAACAAAACGGCCACGGGGCGCCCCATCCAAGTCTGGATCGAAAGGCGTACGGGCGCAACCTCGTCCGCAGGTGTCTCGCAAAACCCCCGTTTCACCGTCTGGCCGGTCCCGGACAGTAGCACCACCTACACTTTCGTCTACTGGCGACTGCGCCGAATGCAAGACGCAGGTAACGGCGTCAACGGACAGGACATACCGTTCCGCCTTCTCCCAGCTTTGGTCGCTGGTCTTGCGTATCTTCTCGCGCTAAAGCTCCCAAATGCTGCTGAACGCGTAGCTGTTCTGAAAGCCCAGTACGATGAGGCATGGGAGCTTGCGTCTACGGAGGATCGGGAAAAGGCTCCAGTCCGGTTTGTCCCAAGGCAATCTTTTATTAGGTAACCATGCCTAGTCAATTTTCATCCGGCAAACACGCTATTGCGGAATGCGACCGCTGCGGGTTCCGGTACAAGTTAAGAGACCTTAAACAGCTTGTCATTAAGACTAAGAATGTAAATATCTTGGTGTGCCAGACTTGCTGGGAGCCGGATCAACCGCAGTTGTCGCTTGGTTTATATCCGGTTAATGATCCGCAGGCAGTACGCAACCCCCGCCCGGATACTAGCTATTATAGCGGTACGAGCGTGGGAGGGGACGGCGGTAGCCGCCAGATCTACTGGGGCTGGAATCCAGTCGGGTTTGATCTGGGGACGTTTCCGGGGCCGGTTAATACGTTGACTGGTCTGGCTGAGGTTGGTGTTATAACTATTGTTATTACTTAGGAGTCGAGAGATGAAGAAGGCTTGCAAGGGTATGAAGGCGGGTGGTCCCACCTCGCTGGATATGAAGAAGATGGGCCGTAATCTGGCTCGCGTTGCTAATCAAAAGAAGCCTACGAAGGCGGGCCGGGGTAAGTAAAATGGGCAAGACGTATCGTCAGCCGAAAGTGGTTGAGGGTCCGAAGGGCGCGGGGTATCCGATCAAGGATATCGATAAGGACAACATCATGGTCAAGGGGCGCTGGCCGTCCGATACCAAGATGAAGACCCGCAAAGCCTTCCGGGGTAAGGGTGCTGCTACTCGTGGGTACATGTACTACGACGAGGATTAACCTGTGAATTACGCTGCACTACAGCAGGCGATTCAGGATTACTGTCAGAATACAGAGTCCACGTTCGTCGCTAATATCCCGACGTTTGTTCAGCAGGCGGAACAGCGGATCTATAATCAGGTCCAGTTCCCGTCCCTGCGTAAGAACGTCACGGGTAGTGCGACGGCAAATAATAAGTACCTGTCCTGCCCGTCCGACTTTCTGTCGGTGTTCTCGATTGCTGTTATCGAGGCGGACGGATCTTATAAATACCTGCTGAATAAGGACGTGAACTTCATCCGGGAATCCTACCCGACACCGTCCAGCACGGGGACTCCGGAGTATTACTCCTTGTTCGGTCCGCAGACTGCAGATCCGAATGAACTGGCCTTTATTCTAGGGCCGACCCCGGATGCAGCGTATCAGGTTGAGTTGCACTACTTCTATTATCCGACCTCAATTGTAACGGCGGGTACGTCGTGGCTTGGCGATAATTTTGACTCCGTACTTCTGTACGGGTCGTTGGTCGAAGCTTATACTTTCATGAAGGGCGAGATGGAACTGCTTGCTATGTACGACGGAAAGTACAAGGAAGCTCTCTCGCTTGCTAAACGTCTTGGCGACGGTCTGGAGCGTCAGGATGCATATCGTAGTGGTCAAGTAAGGATTCCGGTCACATGATCGAAGCATCTGTTGGGAATGTAAACGTATTCGTAGCTAATAACCGGACCCATACTCCTGAAGAGTGGGCGCAAATGGCTACGGACCAGATTATCTATATTGGTGGGAATAGCCACCCGGTAATCGTTGATCAGGCTCGTGCGTTCCGCGAGCAAATTTATAACACGCTTGTGTATTATTTTAATCAGGTTCAGAACGCTGAACGAGCCGACATTACTAGGAGAAGCTAAATGGCTGTTGGATCTACCGCAATGTGCACGTCGTTCAAGGTCGATATCCTTAGCGGCGGCATGAATTTCAATACGACGAACCGTGCCCTGACTTCCAATACTCAGGATACGTTCAAAATCGCCCTGTACACCTCGGCGGCTACCATCGACTCGACCACCACGGCTTATACGGCTACGGGTGAGGTTGCTTCGGGTGCTGGCTATACGACGGGTGGTAACACGCTGACGATTTCGCAGGTTCCGACTAGCTCGGGTACGCCGAGCACGACTGCGTATATCAACTTCAGCAACTCGTCGTGGTCTTCGGCTTCGTTCTCGGCTGATGGTGCGCTGATCTATAACAGCAGCAACTCCAACAAGTCGGTTGCGGTGCTAAACTTCGGTGGTACCAAGACGGTTTCGTCTGGCACGTTCACGATTCAGTTCCCGACGGCGGGTACGGGTTCGTCGATCATCCAGATCGCCTGATTTAAATACGGGGTGATTAGATGGCACTCGTTGTTGCCGACCGAGTAAACGAGACCACTACCACTGCCGGTACTGGAACCGTAACCCTTGCTGGAGCCGTTAGCGGCTATCAGTCCTTTGCGGCTATCGGTAACGGAAATACGACCTACTACACGATTGCCCATCAAACGGCGGCGGAGTGGGAAGTTGGTATTGGAACCTATACGTCTTCGGGCACGACGCTGTCCCGAGATACTGTGCTGGCTTCTAGCGCAGGCGGGGCCAAGGTCACGTTCAGCGCCGGTACCAAGAACGTATTCTGCGATTACCCGGCAGGTAAGTCGGTCTACAGAGACGCCAACGGTAATGTTGTCCTGACGGGCAACCTTACGACCGGTAACGGTATCGTCGCTAACTCTACGACAATTAGTACTAACTACACTGTTGCAACCGGTACTAATGGGTTCTCGGTCGGGCCGGTTACGGTTTCTTCTGGCGTGTCTGTAACGGTGTCTTCCGGACAGCGATGGGTGGTGATCTAACATGAGCACGATTGCGGCAGGAACTACTTCGACCACTGCCCTCGTCAGCACCGCTGACACGACGGGCAATTTGGTTCTTCAGACTAATGGAACCACGACGGCACTGACGCTTAATACCGCACAGGCGATTGGCGTCGGCTCTTCACCCAGCTACGGTACTTCTGGTCAGGTTCTGACTTCTGCTGGAGCAGGCGCTGCTCCGACGTGGAATACGGTAACTCCTGCGGGGGTTTCACCTGATCCTAGAACCGTTCTCACTACCAAAACCGTAAATTTTGGTGGCACAGTTTCATCTGTTGTTGGTAGCGTTTATATAAATTCCACTACACAGATGATTGTCACTAATGTTTCTGCCGCCGGATATTACGGAACAATTTACGATTCCACGACAGATACGATGGGGTCTCCAGTTCTTATCGTATCTGGAACAGTTCCACCGGGAAATTTCAAATTTTATTTAATTTCAAGCACTTCAATAATTTTGTCGGGCGGCGGTGGTGTAAAGATCCTTAGCATTAGCGGGACCACCATAACCGTTAATACAAATTATTCTAGCGGTTTGAGCGGTGGAAATTCTGAGATTGTTCCGTTCGGTTCGTCATATGTAATTTACGGATACACCGGAAGTGCTATTCCATCCCTTGTAGCATTTACTGTTAGCGGTACAGTTGTATCTTTTGGTTCTGTTGTAACAATAGGCGCAAGCAGTGCTGGAACCTATCCTGTTGCCGCAATTTATTCATTTAGCGCAACAGCAGGATTGGTTTGTTACACCATTGCAGGAACATCCGTTAGTGTCGCAGGATTTACTATTTCTGGCACTGCTATTACTGTTGGAACTGCTTCTTCAACTTTAGCGTCTAATGATACATCTGGGTTTTTCAAAGGGTTTTTCCCAACTTCCGGCGGTCGAGTTTTAACCCTTTTGGCTGATGGGTCAGGTGGTAACTATAACGCTAGAGCAGTTGTTTCTTCTATTTCTGGAACAACGCTCACTAATAGTATAGTTGCTTCGACAAACCCTTATTTCGGCAGTTCAATTGTTGGACCATGTTTTGTCCAAAATGGAAATGCCGTTCTTGTGGTTGGGAAAAACCAGAGCGGTAGCAGTTGGTCCAGCATTGTTCTTTACGACAATGCTGGAACGGCAACGGCTAGTACAGAAACTGTAGCGGCAACTGGTACATCTATTGGCGCTGCAATTCTTACCAGTGCAACGACCATTGGTATTGCTCCTCTGTCTGGAAATGGAAACTGGACCAACATTTCGATTGTTGCTAACGCGCCGTCATTTACTGTTACCTCTGGTCAGCTTTATACAATCGCGCCTTCTGGAATTGGTTATTTGATTGCAGATTCTTCTGTTTCTAAATATGCTGTTTCAAACGGTTCTAACTTTTATAATGTTTGCACTGGGTCTTCAGGTTATAAGTATCTGTATACAACTAGCGCAACAAGCACTTGGGGATCTGCTGTAAAACCCACAGGCGTTACTTCTGTATTTCTTTCCAACTATTACGGGACTGGGTTTAACGATCCTACCGACGCAGCAAAATGCTGGCTGTATAACGTAAACGGATCAACTACGTCTGCCACGTTCTACAGGGTGCAATTCGCATGAAAAAGCTCACGTCCTCTGCCACTTGGTACGGCCCGTTCAGCGAGATCGTCACGACTGACGATGCGTATGTGGGCGACGGCGTGGTGTTTCCGTTCACGGTTGTTGGAACGGGTTGCGTCATCTCAGACTATGACCCTGCTGTAGACGTTCATCCCGTACAGGATGTTGCACCTCCTCCCGCCGCCCCGACCAAAGAAGAGCTTCTGGCAGAGCTAGCTGCCCTGACCGCCAAGATTCAGGCGTTGGAGTAAAAGATGACTGCTGTAATCGACGGATCCAACGGATTTACTTTTCCTAGCTGGACTACGGCTACTCGCCCTGCTTCGCCTGTAAACGGTCAGACTGGTTTAAATACCACGACCAACAACATTGAGTATTACAGCACTTTTAGTTCTTCTTGGACTCCGATCTCTCAGCCTCCCGCTTATTCAGTAAGTTATCTTGTTGTAGCTGGCGGCGGCGGTGGCGGTGGAAATTCTACTGGTTCTCCCGGCGGCGGTGGTGGTGGAGCAGGAGGAGTTCTGTCTGGAACGACTTCTGTAAATTTAGGTAACTCATATGTAGTAACCGTTGGCGCTGGTGGTGCTGGTGGTGCGGCTGCAAACGGAACTACGGCACAGGGTACTAATGGCGGATTATCGTCATTAGCTTACGGAGTAACTATTGTTGCATCTGCTACTGGTGGTGGTGGCGGCGGTGGCGCTCTTAGTGGGACTACAGGCGCGGTGGGATCTTCTGGCGGATCTGGCGGTGGTAGTGGCCCGGTAAATGCATCAGGTGGCGCTGGAACGTCTGGTCAAGGTAATGCTGGTGGTGGCGCGTCTGCTTCTTCCGGTATATATGCGGCTGGTGGTGGCGGTGGCGCTGGAGCGGTAGGTTCTGCTGGATCAGGTACAACTCCCGGCAACGGCGGCAACGGTACTGCAAGTTCTATTACCGGAACTAGCGTTACTTATGCTGGCGGTGGTGGCGGTGGTGGATATACCACTACGCTTTTCGGTTCAGGAGGCACGGGTGGTGGCGGTAGATCAGGCTCTATAAGCCCGACTACTCAGGCCACAGCGGGTACTGCAAATACTGGCGGTGGCGGTGGTGGTGGTGCGTCTGCTTCCGCAGTATCTATGGCTGGCGCAGCAGGTGGCTCCGGTGTCGTGATTATTAGCTATGCCAACCCGACGCAGCTTGGATCAGGCGGCACGGTTACCAGCTACACTTCTGGTTCGACCACTTACTGGGTGCATACCTTTACTAGTTCTGGAACTTACACGGGATAATATATGGCCTCCACTCTTAATGCGGATAACGGCGTAATTTCCGGCAGCGCGGGCCTCAAGAGCACGGCGGATTCGTCTGGCGTTCTGGCCCTGCAAACCAATGGCACGACCGGGCTTACGCTTAATACAACGCAGGCTTTGGGCGTAGGTACGTCGCCTTCTTATGGTACTAGCGGGCAGGTTCTGACCTCTGCTGGGTCTGGCGCTGCGCCGACTTGGACTACGCCTAGCGTGGGTGCGATGACACTTATCAGCACGCTTACCGCCAGCAGCAGCGCCAGTTTTGAATGGACTGGATTAAGCGGTTATGACAAGTATTTTGTTATTTTTGATGGTATTACGGGTACCAATTCAGTAACCATGCAAATGCAGGTTGGTACTGGATCAGGGCCAACTTATTTAACAAGTAATTATTCGTGTTCATATTTTGCAATAGATTCAACTGGAGCCACTTCAGCAATTAGTAGCGTTCTTGGTTCTGTACCTTTGTCTCAATTTACAATAATTAACTCGGGTACTAGCGGAAGATTTAACGGATTCCTTGAAATCGGCGGCATGATAAATGGAGCGGATGCTTCTGCGTGGTGGCATACATTATTCGTAAATAATACATCCGGAAACACTGGGTCTTGTAACGGAAGGACGTTTTTCCCAATTTCTAATACAACCGTAAAAACCGCTATTAAAATTTATATGTCATCGGGAAACATTACTTCCGGTAAAGCAACACTTTACGGCTTGAGTCAGTAAAAAGAGAAAAACAATGTTTCTTGACGAAAAAATTAAAGCATATCTGGCGCAAAACAATATTTCTTTTGGCGTTGGAGACTATCAAACAGGCCAACCGCAAGGTCAGAACGATCAGATTTTGGATTGGGACGAATCCAAGCTCGGTCCTATTCCTACTCAGGAACAGCTAGATGCTGCATGGGCTGCCAAGGAAGCTGCTGACGTTGCTGTGGCGTATAAAGCTCTCCGGGCTTCTGAGTATCCGAGCTTTGCCGATCAATTCGATCTGCTGTATCACGGCGGATTCGATGCGTGGAAGGCCGCTATTCAGTCGGTCAAAGATAAGTATCCGAAGGGATAAATAATACCCAATGTTCGGTTTTACCGCATTTTCAGCCGCGCCATTTTCGGATTTAGGGTCTGTCTCTATTTCCGTGAGCGTTGCTGTTACCGGCGTTACCGGTACTGGCTCGGTAGGTGCGGTTACTACTCGGTCTGATACTACTTTTGCCGTTACCGGAGTTACTGGTACGGGGTCAGTCGGCACGGTTACTACCCGATCTGATACTACTTTTGCTGTTACCGGCGTTACGGGTACTGGCTCGGCGGGTACGGTCACCGCGTTTGGCGGACAGGTAATTTCTGCTACCGGAGTCACGGGTACTGGCTCGGTCGGAACAGCCACAATCGCCCTGTCTCCTGCGGTCTCGGTCACGGGAGTCACGGGTACTGGCTCGGTTGGCGCGGTCACAATCGCCCTGTCTCCTGCGGTCTCGGTTACGGGAGTCACAGGTACTGGCTCGGTCGGGACGGTCTCGGTTGCGTTGTCTCCCACGGTCTCGGTCACGGGAGTTACGGGTACTGGCTCAGTCGGGACAGCCACGGTCAATGTTTCGGTTACCGTACTTACTACCGGCGTTACCGGGACTGGGTCGGTCGGGACGGTGTCCCTCTCGATTTCTTCGACGGCGCTTGTCTCAGGCGTTACCGGCACGGGTTCGGTCGGGACGGTTTCGTTCATTATTTCCCCGATTGTGTCCGTTACCGGTGTTACCGGGACTGGATCGGTCGGCACAGTCGTGGTCGGAATATCTCCGGTCGTTGCCGTTTCGGGCGTCACCGGCACGGGTTCGGTCGGGACGGTTATCGGATCGATTAGTTGTACCTTCAATGCGGTCGGCGTTACCGGTTATGGTATAGTCACAGGGCCTAGCGTCTGGGGTCAGATAGACGATAATCAGACGCCTAATTGGACACAAATAGCTACCGGACAAACTCCCAACTGGACTTCGATTAATGACAGTCAGAATCCAAACTGGACTCCGATTGCCGCGTGAGGATTAGGTAATGGCAACAATTTCATCGAACCTGCGTCTCACTCTTATCGGTACTGGTGAACAGGCCGGTACGTGGGGCACCACAACCAATACCAATCTGGGTACCCTGCTAGAACAGGCAATTTGTGGCTACACAACGCAGGTAATTTCGGACGTTGGGGACACGACCATCACGATCCCTGACGGCGCTTCGGGTACTGGGCGCTACATGTATATCGAACTTACGGGTGCCTTGACTGGTGCGCGTGACCTGATCGTCCCGGCCTATACCAAGCTGTATTATATTTACAACAACACGACTGGCGGCTACGCAGTCACGGTCAAAGTGTCGGGCCTTACGGGTGTCTCGGTTCCGAACGGCGCTAAGACGCTACTGGTCTGCAATGGCACGGATATCGTCAACGCTCAGTCCTACCTGTCTACGCTTACGCTGGGTTCAGCTCTTACGGTTGCTAATGGCGGTACGGGCGCTACGTCGATCACGGGGCTTGCCAAGGGTAATGGCACGGCTGCCTTCACTGCCGCTGTAGCGGGCACGGACTACGTGGCTCCGGGCGGTGCGCTTGGCACCCCCTCTAGTGGAACGCTGACCAACTGCACGGCTGATGGCACGAACCCGGTTGGCTTTAGGAATATCCCAGCCTCCGCTAACACGACGCTGGCTGTCGGTGATGTGGGTAAGTGCATTACGGCTACCGGGACGATTACCATCCCGAACTCGACGTTTAGCGCGGGCGACGCAGTATCGATCTTCAATAACTCGTCGGGCAGCATTACGCTCTCGTCGAGCCTTACCACGACCTATCTTGCTGGCACCTCTACGACTGGATCGACTCGTACGCTGGCAACGCGTGGGTTGGCTACGGTTTATTTCATCAGTCCGACGGTTGCCGTTATCAGCGGTGCAGGGCTGAGCTAATGTCGATTATCCAAGCGTTCTTTATGGCGACGGGGAATGCTCCGTCCGGGCTTAGTTATGCAAGTCCGCAGACGTTCACTCAGAACACTGCCATTAGTCCGCTTAGCCCGACGGTGACCGGCACGGTTACAAGCTATAGTGTCTCGCCGTCTCTGCCGTCTGGTTTGTCAATCAGTTCCAGTACTGGTGTTATCAGTGGCACTCCGACGGTCACGTCCTCGGCTACGACCTACACGGTCACTGCGTCCAATCCGTACGGGTCCACGACGTTCCCGCTGAGTATTACGGTTGCTTCGGCAGTCTCGCCGCCGTCTGGTCTTAGCTATCCGAGTCCGCAGACGTTTACGCAGAACACGGCTATTAGCCCGCTCAGCCCGACGGTTACCGGCACGGTTACTAACTATAGCGTGTCTCCTTCGCTGCCGACTGGGCTGTCGATCAACTCTTCGACCGGTGTCATCAGTGGCACCCCGACGGTTACATCTTCTGCTACGGGCTACGTTATCACGGCGAGCAACAGCGGTGGCAGCACGAACTTTACGCTCACGATTACGGTCACGGCGACACTCTCGCCTCCGTCGAACTTGAGTTATGCAAGCCCGCAGACGTTCACGCAGAATACGGCGATCAGCCCCTTGAGTCCGTCTGTTACTGGCACGGTCACAAGTTACAGCGTGGCGACCTCGTTGCCTTCCGGCTTGTCGCTTAATACTTCGACGGGTGTTATTAGCGGCACCCCGACCGTCTCGGCGGCTTCTGCCGGGTACCAGATTACGGCTAGCAACAGTGCGGGTAGCACGAACTTCACGATCTACATCACAGTGCAGATCGCAGCCCCGAGTAACTTGAGCTACCCCAGTCCGCAGACGTTTACGCAGAATACAGCGATCACGGCGCTCAACCCGACGGTTACTGGTTCGGTCAGCAGCTACAGCGTGTCACCCTCGTTGCCTGCTGGGCTTAATCTCAATACATCGACCGGTACGATTAGCGGTACCCCGACTGCTACGTCTTCGGCGACTGGGTATGTCATCACTGCCAGCAACACTACGGGCAGCACGAACTTCACGCTCACGATCACGGTCTCTCTGGCTGCTCCGAGCAACCTGAGTTATCCCAGCCCGCAGACGTATACGCAGAACTCCGCTATCGCTGTGCTTAATCCCACAGTCACCGGTACGGTCACGAGCTACAGCGTGTCTCCGGCATTACCGAGCGGCTTGTCGCTTAATACTTCGACCGGTGCGATCAGTGGTACGCCGACGGCAATTTCGTCAGCTACGGGCTATGTCATCACGGCTAGCAATAGTTCGGGTAGCACGAACTTCACGTTGACCATTACGGTGAACTCGGCCTTCAGCCCTGTGACGCATACCTACACTTCCGGTTCGGGTACGGAGACGGTGCCGACTGGTGCTACCTCGGTCACGATCTCGGCATGGGGTGGTGGCGGTTCGGGCGGCGCTACAGATGTCCTTTCAACCAATATCGCCGGTGGTGGCGGTGGTGGTGGCTATGCATCCAAGACTGTGTCTGTTACGGGAGGCCAGACATTCAGCTACTCCATTGGTAATGGTGGTACCGGAGTGGTTCCGACCTTTACGGCTGTAAATGGTAATGCGGGTGCTGCTACCACAGTCTCGGGTGGTTCTGTAAGTATCTCGGCAGGTGGTGGTAGCGCTGGCGGTGTTGCTGGTGGTGCTGGTGGCACTGCTTCTGGTGGTTCCACGAATACTTCCGGCACGAATGGTGGCGGAGTTGGTTCGGCTTCTCAGGCTTCTACCGGATCGACTTCCTACGGTGGCGGCTCGCCGAATGGTGGCAATAACGCTATCTACAGTTCTTCGTCTGGCACCGGTACGGGCGGCAACGCTCCGGGCGGCGGAAGTTCAGGTATCAGCGGTAATTATGACGTCTATTCTGATGCTGGTGCCGCAGGTCAGGTTACCTTCTACTACACCTAAAGCAGTATGAACCTCAACGAAATCGTCAAGATGCTAATCCCGATCCTGATCGCCGCGATTGCGTGGCTGCTCGGGCAGGTATCCTCGTTTCAGACTCGGCTCATTAACATCGAGTCCAAGATGCCTGCACTGATTACTGCAGAAGGTGTCCCGACCGATAGTCCAGTATCCGCCGAGCGAAGGCACAAGATGAAGGAAGATATCTACGTCGATATCCACGACCTGCAGGTCCGGGTAAAGCTGATTGAGGAGAGAAACAAGAAATGATGACCCTACTCTCCACGTTGATTTCGTTCCTTGCCGGGGGTATGCCAAAACTGCTGGGGTTCTTCCAGTCCCGTGCTGATGCCGCGCACGAATACGAAATGGCGAAGCTCCAAAATGAACGAGAACTTGCTCTGGCCGCTCAAGGCTATATTGCTCAGCAGCGCGTCGAAGAGATCAAGACCGATCAGGTCGCTATGCAGACTCAGGCTCAGGAGCGCGTTGCCCTTTACCAGCACGATATGAAGATCGGTGAAGGTGCTTCCCAGTGGATTATTAATCTTCGCGCCTCGGTTCGTCCGGTCATCACGTATATCTTTGTTCTTGAGTTGGTTTTTGTAAATGCTGCCGGGTTCTGGTACGCATGGCAGACCAACGTGCCGTTTAACGAAATGCTGACCAAGATCTTCTCGGATGACGAGATGCAGATCCTTTCGTCTATCGTGGCGTTCTGGTTTGGAACTCAAGCTTTCCAGAAAAAATGAAAGTCAGCGACCGCTGCAAGTTCATGATCAAGCATCATGAGGGGGTCAGACTACGACCCTATCGCTGCCCTGCGGGACTCTGGACTATTGGTGTAGGTCATGTCATGTATCCGGGGCAAGCGCGGATGAGTATCGAGGAGCGTAGGGCTTTCCCGATCCGACCAGAAGATGCCTACCCGCACACGATGGACGAAGTCGATGCTTTACTTACTTCGGATCTTAGTCGGTTTGAGCAAGGTGTGGCCCGACTGTGCCCTGCTTCTGTTAATAATCAAAACCAATTCGACGCCCTTGTTAGCTTTGCATTTAATACTGGGCTAGGCACCCTACAGCGGTCAGTCCTCCGGCTTAAATACAACCGGGGCGATGTCGAGGGTGCTGCCGAGGAGTTCCTAAAATACGTCCGTGGCGGAGGTAAAATCCTGCCCGGATTGGTAAAGCGAAGGGAAGACGAACGGGTACTATTTTTGTCAAAGGTGTAGCTATGCGCCGAATACCCAAGTCCTTCCAGTTGATGGGCCATACCATTACTGTGCAGGTTATTGACAAAAAAGACTGGAAATACGAAGATGACCTAGCTTATTGGGATCCGGATAAGAACCAGATCTTTATAATGCGCCAGTCTCGCACCCAACTCCGCCACACCTTCTGGCACGAGACTATGCATGCCGTGCTTGATGCCATGTCGCACAAGCTGGCTAGAGATGAGCAATTTGTGGATCAGGTCGGGGGCCTTCTGGCCCAGATCATGGATACGGCGGAGTTCTGATGCCTTTACAGAAGATCGTATTTAAGCCGGGAATTGACAAGGAGACCACCTCGTATATGAACGAGGGCGGGTTCTATTCCTGCGACAAAATCCGCTTCCGTTCTGGCTCTGCCGAAAAGCTTGGTGGTTGGGCTAATCAGGCCCCGAACTATACGTTCTACGGCGTGCCTCGGGACATGTTCAACTGGGTGACCTACGACTCCCAGAATCTGCTGGGTGTTGGCACAAGCCAGAAATACTACATCCAGAACGCGGCGGGTTCCCAGTATCACGACATTACGCCCGTTGCCAGCACGGCGACTCTCGGCACCAATCCGTTCTCGACTACGCTCAACAGTAAGCTGGTTACGGTCACCGCGACGGCTCATGGGCAGACGGTCAACTCGTTTGTAACATATACCAATAGCGGTACGGTTACGGTTGGTGGCGTCACGGTGGCTTCGGTCGCTGGCGTTGAATACGAGATTATTAATATCGTCGATGCCAACACCTACCAGATTATCGCCTCGTCTGCAGCTACTTCTACTGCTGTGGGCGGCACGGGCATAACGGCAACTTACCAGCTTAATGCAGGCGCTCCTACTTATACGACGGGTAGTGGCTGGGGCGGAAGCACTTGGAGTAGCGGCGGCTGGGGCGGTGCCAGCACTATTACCACGAACCAACAGCTTCGTTTGTGGTCAGCAGATAAGTATGAACAGGATTTGGTATTTAATCCGCGCGGCGGCACCCTCTATTATTGGGCGTATGTTGATGCTTCTACATTCAATAGGGCTGTTACCCTAGCGGCTAAGGCAAACTCAACTACTAAGTATTCTTCTCGTCTGGTTACCGGCACGAGCGGCACGAACCTGCTCACCATCTCAGCCCCGGACAGCTCAGACTTTATTGATATCGGCGCTGTAGTTACAGATGGCACGAGCGTTCCTGCTAATACTCTAGTCACGGCAGTTGCTGGTAACGTAATCACCCTCTCCAATAACCTGACCGGTAACGTTACCTCCGGCACGCTGGTTAACTTTAGCTACGCTGGCAAGTTCGTGCCTAACACGACGAACTTCGTGATCTCTTCCAATGCTCAGCACTTCACGATCTGCTTCGGCGCGAACCCGTACGATCCTACCAATGCGACTACGACGTTTGACCCGATGCTTGTGCGGTGGTCCGATCAGGACAACCCGTGGGACTTCGTGCCCACCACGTTCAACCAGTCTGGCGAGCAGCACCTAGCGAACGGCTCCTACCTGATTTGCGCCAAGAACACCCGTCAGGAAGTTCTGGTCTTCTCGGATTCTGCGCTCTTCTCCATGCAGTACCTCGGACCTCCGTATGTCTGGGGCTTTAACCTGCTGATGGACAACATCTCTATTGCAGGCCCCGATGCCGTTGTGACGGTCAATAACATGACCTTCTGGATGGGCATGGATAAGTTCTTTATCTATAACGGTACGGTAAGCACCTTGCCCTGCACCCTGCGTCGATGGGTCTTTAATAACATTAATAAGGATCAGCTTTATCAGGTGGTCTGCGGGTCAAATGAAGGCTTCAATGAAGTCTGGTGGCATTACCCGTCCGAGAATAGTCAGGTCAATGA